GGTCGACATGATTGCAGAAATAATAGGTGTTTCTCAAGAAGCGCGCCATGAGTGGTGGACGGCATATTCCGCGCCGTACACAATTCGTACGCCGACGATGGTGATTAAAGGCGAGGCCGGCGTACAAATGCCGACCGGCGTCAGTATCACGACAGTCGGTAACTCTTTGATGGTCGCAACGGCCTTCATTGGCGCGATTAGAGAGGCGCAAGAGCACGGACCTGGGTTCTCCGTAGAGGAGTACTTTTTGTCCCTGGGCTACACACTCAAATACAAGAGCCATGACTTTTTGTTCAAGGCCACGTTCCTCCGCGGCTGGTTTTGCCCGGATGAACGTAATGAGTATGTGTGGATGCCTTTGCCTTCTGCTTGCCTAAAGATTGGCAAGTTGTTCCGCGACCCGCGTTTGCTGGTCGTGGGGGGCGGTCTGAATGCCGCCAAGGTTGTTGCTCACGCCATAGCTTCCTCTTACCCCGGCTTTGATTATAGCTACCCGATTTTCGGTGAATGGCTCCGCACGATGCGGCGCCTCGGAATCGTGGGGCAGATCAGAGACGGAGACTTCTTTGAGAACCCCTTCCGTGTACGTTCGGCTGCCGACGTCAAGATCAATCGCGAAGGTATTCTGCTCATGATTGAAGGGCGATACGGAATCACGCCTGCTGATGTGGAGCGAGTTGAGAAGCTGCTCCGCTCAGTTGAAACTCTTCCTGCTTATGTTGAGGACCCCGTGTTCAGCAGGTTGAGCGAGGTTGACTATTAAGTCAACTGTTCCACGCAACCCCCGGCGCGAAAGCGTCGGTGTCGGGCAAGCGCTCCCGCGAAGGTGAATCGTGGCTCCCCGGTAGCGGGGAGTCCGGGGCAGTACAAACCCAAAGTGCACGATGCCTCGTCGTGCGAAAGCTACAGGCTCCAAGAAGGAGATGCACCTGTCGCGCAAGCCTCAGCGCCAACGCGCTGGTCCCAAGGCAAAGCCGCGCAAAGCGCGCGGTCGAAAGGGAAAACGTGCTGCGGCTCATCCGTCACGATCTCACATCGTGATGCCGCAGCACACTCAGGACTACGCCGCCGCCATCATTGGTGGCGCGCGCTCGTCCGACGCTTGCCACATTCCTGATGGAGGTGGCTTCGACAGCGTCAAGTGCAAGGTCACTACGAAAGGCGTCATGGTCACTGCGACCGACGGCAACGGTTGGGTTCTTCTCCAGCCGGCCTACGCCATGACGAGTGACCAGCTCGCCGTTACGTACACTACGACGGGCGTCACAGACGTCACAGCGACGTACTATGCCAGCACTTTGAGTGCTGCCGCTATCGCGGGCCAAGTCGGCTCCGCGAAGTTCCCCAACAGCCAGTATCCGAACTCGTCGTTCGGTACCGGCAACGGGACGGTCAAGGGCCGCCTCGTTTCGGCTGAGCTTTCCGTGCTGTACATAGGCACGGAGCTCAACTGTGGTGGGGTTGCTTTTGTGCTTTGCGATCCGCAGCACAATAGCCTCGTCCAGGCTACCGGGACTGTTCCCGGATTCAGCTACATTGCCAACAACGTCGCGAGCGGCGAACAGGCTATCGAGATGGGCAAGCCGATTGTGTGCAAACACAACGGCGTGGTCGCGCCGAACGACTTGCTCTTCACGACGCCCGTCGCGGCGACGACTTCCTACCCCTACATGGCAGTTTGCGTGTCGGCGGCGGGTGGCGTGCAGAACTTCGAGTGGCAGGCGGACGTGATCTATGAGCTTGTTGGCTCTGTGGTCGCGTCTGCAACTCCCTCACCCGAGGACCAAAAAGGTCGACACGCTGTCGACTCGGCTATGCAGCGTACACAGGCGAAACACCCTGATGCACATGCGACCCAAGGCTTCGTGTCATCCGCAGCTTCCGAAGTGGGCAAAGTCCTAGGCGAAGCCACCCATGTGGTCGGCGACGTCGCTTCACACCTCCCCGGCGAAGAGCTGGCGAAGGGGGCGTGGGACATTGGCTCCAAGCTC